CTAAAGTTTCAACAGTAAATAACCCGTTTTCCGCTTCTTTGGTGAATGCGGTACCAGGTTTTTTTCCGTCTATTAGCTCCACTTGCTTTTCCTTTACTTTTTGTGTAAGACACTCAATTCCATCCCGGAACTGAATAGGCACTTCCTTTTCCAAAGCCTCAAACGTTTCATTTGGTTTGATTAGCCTCCTCTCACCTGCTATGAACAGGCTTGCCGTGCCCCTACTTGTTTTCTTCCAAGTAAGGGTTTTCTTTTGTTTTCTCTCCATTGTCATTTAAAAGCTCCTTTCTTTAGGACATGTGAACAACACCACTATTCCCAGACTGGTCGGCCCTTACTTGTGGTACTGAAATTCGCATGACTTTATAGTTTGTAATGAATTTTCCTTCCGAGCTCCACTCCACATTGGATAAGCCCATACCTTGCACAAGGCGAACGGTGTCAGACGTCATTTGCACAAGAAGCACGTTCGCCGCAGTTAAGCGATCAACTGTTTTAATCCCTTTAATGCCTGAGATTTTCAGTAGGCGCTCACGTATGGTAATTCCAGGAGTTTCAACAGAATAATCTCCATCCAAAAGGGTTTCATATCCCGTTGGAATGTAAATCATCCAAGGTCCATAATGCTTGGCAGCTATAGACGCGGCTTTCATTGCCAACACATCATTCATTATGTTCAAAGGCAGTTTACCGGCGGCTGTCCATGCACCATTCGTTCCAAATCCAACGGTATTACGATCCGGGTGGTTCAAATAGCTGTAGATGCTACCTCCTCCAAAAGAATAAGAAGAAGCAGTGAATAACATATCCTCCAATTTCTCCTCCACTCTGCGTGCAGCTTGTTCGACCGAAGTCGTGTCCAAAGGATTACCCAGCTTACGAGACGCTTCCAAAACACGCATGTTGATTTGATAGTCAACGTGAATGATAGGAATAGGCAGATACTTGGTAGTGAAGTTTGGACGATCACCCTTAGAACGATTTGCACCGTCCATGGTTAATTGAGCTTCAAAAGAGTCTCCAATTTCGTGGTACTCAAGTACAGTGGTGCCTAACCCACTTCCTAAGTTGTACGTTAGACCGGAAGACAATAAATCGTCAATACCTCCAAGACGTTCGCGAGAAACACCCATTAAGGTGTCGTCCAATTGCTTCCACTCATCTCTGCGAAGAGTAGCATTGTTTACAAGAACGTTCTTGTAATTTTTTGGCTCCATCTTGTTTCCTTGTGGCCCACCTGTGTAGATGGATACTTTTGCTTTTCCATCACTATCGATGAAAGGACGAAGCGTTCCCTGGTCCATGCGCCCATTGTTCATTATCATGTTGGCAACGTCACCCTGTCCTTGCTCTTTTCCAATAAAATCTAACATTGTTTTTACCTCCTATTTTTTAAAAAATGATTACTACTTAATGCGGATATAAACAAGAGCGCCATCCGCGGCGGCGGCTTCCATTGCTTCTCCAATAACTTCACCAGCGGCGGCAGTTACTACCTTACCAGCGGCAGCAGTAGACACCAACGCACCAGCAACAATAGGGGCACTCGCTACCGCAAGAATAACGTCGCCGGACTGAGGTACCCAGCACTGAACGTGGTCTCCAATAGCATAATCATCTGCGACTCCTTTGCCTTGGAATTCATCCTCGGTTGCTACCATTTTCACGCCATTGTAGTTTGCTCCTGTTCGAGCTACGGTACCATTGGCGGCTACGGTAACAAAGTTACCGGGTGAGATCGCTGCACTTGCAACAAACTCCTCTACTATGTGTAGATAATCTTTTACTTTAATCGTGTTTTTAGCCATTACTTTTATCTCCTATTCTTTATAATTGTGGATTACTTTGTTTCAACTGCCATAAAAGGCAACATAGGTACATCAGCGGCACCATTCACTTTCAGTGCAGCGGCACCATTCAACGCATAGCTAATATGTGTCGGCTCTTGTTCCTGTTCACTTTCTTTCCGTGCTATGGACGCTGAAATGCTTTCAAGCGTTTCATTATCCATTTTCTCCAAACGTTCTGGGGTCCAAATACCTTCCGTGGTATTGGTTTGGATGTGTTTGATCACATTAGCTCTATGAGCTTTGTTCAGATTCAATCCATGCTGCATACCCTCACGCACGTCTGAGGGCAGTAAAGCCATTACCTCTTCAGTGGTCATCTTGTTAACAACTGGGGCGGTTACCTTTTCCACTTTGGAAGCCAGTGTTTCCATTTGTGTTACCCATTTGTCTAATTTCTCTTCCGACTGGGTTAACAAATACTCGCGGTCTTCTTCACAGAAGATTTTGTTGGTGATCAACTTGTTTACTTTCTCATTCATTTTTCCATTGTTTTTAGTACGCTTAAAATTTGTGGTTGACTGAAGTGCGATGTACTGCACATCCTTTCTTACTTTGGTAGGGGCACCTTGCAACTGAATAGCGTCTTCACTGTTCAGTATATAGGGTTGTTTCAAATACGTTCTCCGTCCATCTACATTCTTTCCACCCACATTATAAATGAAATGGTCTTCAAATAAGGCTTCTAACCAATGGTATCGCCCATCTTCATCCATACTGTCTAACATGCGATGGATACTTTCAATCCTTTCCGTGAAATCCTGTTGATTTACTTGAAGAGGGAAAAGTTCCTTGGCTTTCGCCTTAATTGCTTTGAAATCGATCATCTCATTCTCTATTGGTTTTTGTGAATTATTTCTTATGCCACATCCGTCTACCCAATTACAAGCCCCTTGCTCATGTGGCAATATAGCAAGATGGTCCGGTCGATAATTTAATGCAATACTATGATAAGATTTGCCACTCCATTCACCCGGCGTGTTATCTGCGTCTGTAAACACTCCAACAGAAACATCTATAGCGGCAAATTGATTTAAAAGGTCCTCCGTGTCCGTAGAAATGCGATGTAAGTCGGCAGGTACAATCCACGCTTCTGCTCGTAACTTGTCTCCGTCCATGCGTGCATTGTATATTGTGCCCACGCAATACTGTTCCCTAATTAATGGTGCATTGGCTGAAACGCTTGCTCCATCTTGTTGCGGGTGTGTGATCGTTACGGGAATACCGTTCCATGCTTCTACATAACGCCCTAATTCAGCGGCTGTATGGTATATTGACCCTGCACTTCCATTATGAACGCCCTCTCGCATCATTACCACGGGCACAACAAGGTGTTCAACACCATTAAGCGTGTCCTTTCTAGTTGTGTAATCCTTGTTGATTTGAATTCTTACAGTATCCATATCCTTCTATTTTATTACTTTAATGGTTTCATCCGCTCTTATGGGTAGACATATGCAACGACATTGAGGGTGAACAGGGATCATATTCATTGCTTTGTCCAACTCATATTCGTTTCCTTCTAATGCCATGCAATCCGCACACACTCTATCATCTTGTGCAGTAATGAATTCCGCCTTAACTGAAACACCTGCTACACCCCAATTCTTATATTCCTGTATGGTGGCTTGGTGGTGTGCTCTTATTACCTCCGTTCTTGCTAATATAACCGCCCTTCTCTTTGCTGGAATATACCTACCTAGGGTATCCGTTACAGATACATCTCCAAGACCATCAATAACCTTCGTTAGCTTGCGAGCGATTACCCTAGCTCCATCTCCATCCACCATTCCTTGTGCCAGTACTTTTGAAAGCTGCCCGTCCATTGCACTGGTAATCCCTTTTAGCTCCGTGAACGTGCGTGTGTACATTACACCTACCCTATCCATGTGGAATGGGCTGTTCAACATTACTTGCAAAGCTTCTTCCCCCGTTACGGCGGGTACGTTATACCCAGCTCTCCGCATCTCCATTCTAGCACGCTGCACGCCTCTTTTATAACTGTCCTTCACATACGTATTCGTCCACGCTGTTTCCAATGAGCTTCCTAATTGTTGACGGGTGCCTACTTCTAATATCCCTGCCGCTGTTTGATTAGCGATCCACTCCATAAAAGCGGTTACCTTATCAGTACTCCTTGTGAAGGCGAAAGCACTACGAGGAGGGGCCGTCATTTTGTTCGTTTGTGGTATGCTGAAACCAAACACATCTTGCACTATAATAGCTTCCCGCACCACACGTACTAATTCCGCAAATCGCTTTGTCATTTGCGCTGAAAACGCATTTCTAAGGCTAGTCGTACGGGTTGGGTCGTATGCAACGGTATTCGTTTGTATTTTACTGTATGTTTCACAAGAGCTACACATCTTCCTCCTCCTCCTGTATTGGGTTTAATGTGGCTTCTTCCTCTGCTAATAGAGATTGCTCATCTTCTGTTAGCGGTATTTCCTTTGCAGCTTCCTTCTCCATTGCTTCTGTGATAACATCAATATCCAAATCTTTAAGGCCTAAAAAGTACTGCATGAACATAGCAGGTGGAATAATACTCTCCGCGGTTGGGTTGGAAGTGTATTCTTTCAGTGCGGTAGCTCTTGTTTTACCGATTTCCGCCTTGTCCTTATCACTAGCGGCGAATAAATCCTCCCATTCAATTGTATAAGGATCTACCGTCTTCGTCAACAACCCTCGTAAAAAGCACAATTCTATGAAAGGCATGATTATTTTTTGGTTGGCGTGCTCTTCTCTACGTGTCTGCACTACACTATACCAACTCGTTAAATCTTGTGTAGACGCCAATTCCCCTCTTTCGCTGCCTACTAATATTCTCTTTGGGATGCTAGTGGCCGCTGATATCATTTGAAGCTGCACATCCACATGTTCAGCGGGAGTAGATACTTGAACGTCTAACGCTTTCATGTCTACACCTTCATTAACAATGATACGGCGTAGATTATGTTCGTATTCACTAATCTGTGCGTCTAAGCTTTCTTTTAATTCGGAAGTCATCGTAAACTCCTTATCCACCACTCCTTGGTAACCGGGTCGAGCACCTCTCCAAAACATTTCCGCACTACCACCAACGATCTTCTCTAAGTCCATTAAGCGGTTATAGACTTGCTCCATGACAGGGATACCTATAATGTCACTATCTAATGTCTTGCCTACTATATGCAGCACACGGGTATGGTGTACCTTTATGACTTGATTCTCATTCAATTGTACCTGATAATACTTTGGTAGGGAATACCTTTCATTTAACGGGTCTTCCTCGTATTTGTCGATAGCCGCTTGTGCCTGTGATAATGGTTTTACGTAGAGAATTTTTCGATTACCTTGTTTAACTTCCTGTTCAAACGTTTCTACATTTGGAGTATCATCGTATCCAATTAACAAAATAGCATATTCACCTATACAAGCTAATTTATCTAATCTGTGAAACGCTTGCTTTAATTTTAAGTCCTTATATAATTGCAGAAAAGCGATTTCTAAGGGCGTATCTCTGTTCACCCCTTGCAATATAGCAAAGCCACCCTTCCATGTAGCATCTACGGGCTTATCTATTACAGAAGCCGCAATATCTTGTCGGTGGTAACGTGCAAAGTATTGTAGAAAGGAGATTTCCTTTGGATACCCCAGTGCCTCGTATATGTCCCTATCCGTTCCGTACTGCTTACCCATTACGTTGGCCATCTGCGTCCTGCTTACCGCTATTTGGTACGCTTGTAACTTCTGGTTGGTTGTAAGTGAACTCCGTTTCATATCTACCATGTTTTTGCGTCTCTTTTGCCTGTTAATTTTGCGAATGCAGCTCCACCCGCATCTACTTGATCCTTATATTTGCTGAATGGAAAATATCTATGCTCCTCAATAAATTCTTTATTCCATTCACCTTGTAATAGCATGACATTTCCATTGTTGACTTGAACACTATATGGATCCGCACGGTACACCTTATCACCTATAGGACGTTCTTTTTCTATTATATACCCTGCTAAATTGCGGACAGTACTTTGAGCACTTTCTTTTCCGCCGGAGCCAGGCTCTTGTTCAATCCATATATTCGTTTGGAGTTTATTGTGTTGAATTTCCTGCATTTTATCTCCTGCCGCTGTCGCTTTTATATTTTTTTCTCTTTCTAAGGCACCCCATTGCCCTCGTTTTACATCTGTGATAAGATATGTTCCATTTTTCAATTTAAGCATTTTCACACCTGCGGTGAATGCTGCACTAGAACCCTTCTTTAATTCCGTTGGATCCGTACCCGCTTTATCCCAATACCTAACTACGCCTACAATATCAAAAGGTGACGGCATTGTCTGAATGACAGTAAAGCTATCTACCTTAAACATACCACCTCCGGGAGGGGTTGGGTTTTGGCCCATTTGCCCAGCGTATTCATATTGCCCCATTACATTACTCAACTCATCCAGTACGCCCCTATCCATGCGTACGGGATCTAAAAAACCATTCACGTATTTCTTTTTCAGTTCTACGGGTTTCACGTACTTACTGAATTGGTCTAATTCCGCAGGTAGACAAATGTGCTTGACCTTCTTTCCTTTGCGGGCTAGTATATGACCGGAAGGATCATTTTGGTGGAGACGCTGCATAACGAAAATGGTCACAGAAACTTTTTTGTCTGTTTTTCTTGTGGACAATGTTCTGTCACACCAGTTGTTCGCTGTCTCCAATTTTGTCTTTGAAACGGCTTGCCCGGGATTAAGTGGATCATCGACGATCAATATGTGTGCGTGGAACCCTGTTAAGGTACCTCCTACAGATGTGGAATAACGATTGCCGCCTTTATCTATACGGGGTACGTGCCCTTTATTTACCCATATCTTTTTAACCACACGAAAATTTCCCTTCGTATCTTTGTCGTCCTTTATGTCTATTTCGGGGAACACCTCCCTAAACCTATCTGACCTAATAAGGTCTCTGCTATATTCTGCGGCTTCTAAACTAAGTGTTGCACTATATCCCGCAGTAATAAATCGCACCCAATGAAACTTCGTCCAACACCATGCAGGGTACATAATAGAGACAATACTGGTTTTACTTGTACCGGGCGGTATGTTTATTACTAGATCGTATTCCTTTGGTTGGTTTGTTCCTACGTTTTCCGCTACCTTTTGAAGTTCGTCACATAGGTACTTTATGTGCCAATTCGCTTTTAGTTCATCGCTACTTATCTCCGGCCAAAAGTATAGAAAGAAAAAGTAAAAAGAATTCACACACATTTGTCGTGCCACAAGGGTTGGGTTAGCAACTATTCCTCGTTGGCGTTCCTGTAATGGTGCAATATTTGTCCTTGTCCTTTTCATTCTATTATTTCGTATCTCATATTATGTGAGACTTTATTTTTTAGCTGCGTATTAATGTTTTTATTTTGGTGTGCTTCTAATACTTCTGTGACTATATTCGTCTTTTATTTATGAATGATTATTCTGTATCCTTTTTCTGCTAATTCCTCTTTAAACCATTTTGGTGTCATTGTATAATCCGTGATGTATGCAAAACAATAGTCGCAATAGGTGGCGTGGTCGTTTAATTGGCGCATCATTTCTTTTAGATCCGTACACTTTGCCTCTATATTGATTAATCCATTTTTGAGTACTAAGAAATCCGCTCTTCTGTGCAGTTCTTGTATATGAAACTCCTCTCTAAACGTGACGCCTAAATCCAATAGGAAGATACTCATTGCTTCCTGCATGTGCTTTTCGTTTGCTCTATTACGAGTGCAGTGACCTAACCTCATTATTTCTTTTTTTGTATCTTAAAACCAAGCGAGACTAGCTCATGTACGTCTTCTTCAGACATATCCGTGGTATCAACCGTATTCTTTTGAATGTTTATTGGGCCTCCTTTTGCTCCTGTAACTTCTACGGAAGAATTACTCCCCCATGGATTTTCTAAATGTTTCGTTCTGTTGTTGAGAATATATTGTGCTGCGCTTACATTAGGCGGGTAGTGTTTTATAATGGGTGTAATAGTAATTTCACCTTGGAAGGCGGATACGTGTACGTCTTTATGTGAGTATCCGTTTGCAGCTTGATACAGATTGAGAACTACTTCACTATCTGCTTCTGTTCTTCCTGTCCGTATTGCTTCTTTTAAGAGAGGGTGGGCAACTTTCCACATACGAAGCGTTTCCGCATCTATTGCAAATACTTCCGCAATTTCTATTTCTGTCAGACCCATTAGAGCTAATTTGTACGCTCTTGCAGGGTGGGATTTTTTTCCAGGACCCTCAATGTATAGACTACCTCCATGCCCTGTTCCTCCTTTAATTCGCTGGTAAGGAGCTTTCTTTATTTTCTTTTCTACTGGAGTATTTCTTTTCATTTTGCTGAGAATAAGATGGTTTCAAATTATCTAATGTAGCAACAAAATTCTATTAATTTTTTCGTAGAAAAAAGGAATGGTCAGTAAAAATTATTGATTTCTTTACTGACCATTTTCTAAAAAACGTGAATATACTTGATATTGTGTTATTTACGGAGAGATAAAATACTTACTATTTTTTAGGTTTAATTATTGTAACGAATTTACCACAGATTGTTTCTTTCACTTTCTCGTTGTTCTTGGAGGAATTTTTGTATACTTGCTACTAAACCTTCTGTTCGTGTTTGCTTTGTGTGTGCTATAATCACATCATATAGCGCATATAGCTCAAAAGTAGTTAGTTCACATATGCGACGTCCGCCTGTTATCTCTATGAATTCTTCCATATTAGAATCTTTCCACTCTAATAGAAAATAATATTTTTCTGATGGTATTCCGTTTTTCATATCAATATTTGTTTAAATTTGAAACTGTGTTGAATTTTAATCAGGCAGCCCTAACACCTTACATTTTTGCTTTCATATTATTTATGGCACATATTTTTTCCTTATCCCTTCTCTCTCCCATTCGTCACAACGATCCGTCAACGTTACTGGAAAATGTGCTTGAAACCAAAAAGAACATTCAAGTTGGTTATGTCCTTTTACTTTTTTGTAGATGCAGTTCCCACATTGTTTGGTGTGTTTTTGTGTGTACCCTTTTGTTCGCTTTTCTTGCATATATAGACGTGTCTCCTTGTCGTTTGCAAAGCCCTTTTGAGTAAAGCAGTAGACCGTTTCCATTTTTGACGAAATGCCTGTCACTAAGGCTACTAATGGGTGGGTAAGGCTCTTTCTGTCATAACAAATAATCCGTACAGGTGATCCATCCCAAAATACAATAGCTTGTCCTTTCTTTGCTTTTTCTATATCAAAAGGAATCTTTTCCATTACAATTGTTTTAAAAGTGTTTCAATACACATTATACAAACGGATACAGTAAATATTCTATAAATTATTTTAACCCTTCAAACTACCATAAAAGATAGGAAGTTAAAATAAATACAAAAATAAATTAAACTTTCTTTGAAATAAATTTGCAGTTTCAATTCTTTGTCATATATTTGTAACACAACAACAAACAATAAAAACTAGAAAAGATGAAAAATTCAATTATTATTACTCGTCAAGCACCAAAGAAAATCACAGCTAAAACACTTTTAAATCTAACTACAGATTTAATCCCTAACACATTTGCTGAATTAAAACTTTGGAAACAACGTTTACAAGAATGCAGTGTAAATCTTAAAGCAACTGACAAACATGCTGAAATCTTTACATTTGTTCAAAAGGAAATTGAAAAAGCTTCAAAAAAGCCTCTAACAAAAAAGGAAACCTTAACAAACGTACCAATACAGGCAGCTTGGGCATCAGCGTTATTAAAAAAAGAAATTGAAAAAGCTGCAAAACTCAACAAACCAAAAGTAGTTAATACAACTATTTCAACAATATCAAAAAAGAAAATTTGCAAAAATATAATGATATACCTTTCAGGTAAAATAGACCAAGGAAAAATGTCACGTAAACAATTAATTGAGAGCGCACAAATAAACGTTCCGGAAGCAAGTATATCCACTATTCAAACAATTTTGTCTGACGCTTGCAATACCAAATATAACAAGTTTCCAAAATTGGTTATCAACGACAAGGTATCAAAAACTATGTATTTTGCCAAATAAAAAAGTCCGTGCATACATTGCTCGAACTTATTTATACAAGGTGCCTTCGGGTGCCTTTTGTTGTTTAGCTTAATTAGACGTACCTTTAATCCATTGCTCCTTCTTCATGCCTTCCTTCATGCCTTCCTTCCTTCATGCCTTCCTTCATGCCCGCAGTATATGCATTTATTTGGATGCTTTCAATAAGATCAGCTAATTGAATATATTTTGTCATTTGAACAAATCTATCCGTACATTCACTGATTTCAGTTAACATTTTTGTCAATGTATCAAAGTACTGTTCTTTTGGTATTATATTTTTCATATTGTTTTTAATTAGGTAATGTATAATCTTCCATCTCTGCCCAGCTTGCATCAACCGGCGCAATTTCAGCCTCAATTTGTAATGGTACTATAATCCATGGCCAAGCTTTAGGAAGCTCTTCAACAGCCACTCTTTTAATGGTTCTCGCCACGTGCTCTAATTCGCTGGGATGTACGTCAAACACCATTGCATCATGTATCTGTCCAATTAATTTCGTCTTCCAATTTTCCTCACGTGCAATACGATCAATCTCAGTAAAGCACCACAATAAACAATGGAACGCAGCACCTTGTACGGGGTAGTTAATAACATCGTTTCTACTCATTACACCATAAAAGGAAAAATGTGTAAGACTTTGAAACGTGCCCTTCTTTTCATATTCAGCTAACCAGGTGTCTTTCCATTGTTTATACACAACAAAACGATTTCCCCAAAAGTCTTCTTCAATTAATCGTAAGTGTTCAACAAACTGATCAAAACTTTTTATTCCTTGTGAAATCATATGGTCAGAGATCGTTCCATTTGGCATTGATATGCCTTGTCCTGCTTTCCATTTTCCACGAGGCAGTTCAGTCCATTGACATAGTGTTTGAGCATTATTAGCGTAATAATCACCGTAGAATTGTGGGAAAATAAACCCGTTTTTCGCTGCCGCTCTTAAAACACCGTATTGAGGTACGTGCTTATCAAAATTAGTAATCTTAAAAATTTGTGCAGCCAGATCCCCGTGCATATCATTGTGGTCACTGGTTAAGTAGTCCATCATAACAGGGTCCTTGTGGTAGCACGCTGCGATTGAAACTTCCAATTTAGAAAAATCTGCTTCCAATAACTGGTGACCCTCACGAGGGAATATACTGGAACGGATTAGCTTTTTCATTTGCTTATCCCTTTTCGGTATATTTTGAAAGTTTGGAGCGTCCGACGAACTTCTAAATGTGCGTGCAATATGTAGATTGAAAAAAGGATGCACAAAACCATCTACCTGTTCACGTAAAAAACCTTCTAAATAAGTGTCTCTCGCTTTCTTTAGTTTACGGACATTTAGGAGGTCATTCAATTCCGGGATGTTTAATAACTTCAAGCTCTCATCATCCGTACTCCCTTTCCCACCTGCTGTTAATTTTGGTGGTTTAATTTTCTTAATATCGTACAGTATGTGAGCAAGTTGATCACCACTACCCATATTGAATGCCTTACCATACACATGCTTCCAATGTTTTACAAGGGTGCTTTCCATCAGCTTTGTTTCCATGCGATTTATTTTCCTTGTGCTTCTTTCCTTTTGTACAGTAAGGTAGTTAACATCAACCCTCATCCCTTGTTGTTCAGCCCTGCATAAAGCAAGAACGCCATTGTGCATTAGGTCGTAGGCTTTTTGACTATTTTTATCCTTAACCATTATTGCACGCTGTTTCCTTGAGATAATGAAAGTGTACAAAGAGTCCAGCCCACAATAAAGCATCAATTTTTTCTTCGTGTGTGGTTGCTGCATACACTTCATTACCGTATTTGTCAAATTTGGATGCGCTGCTTTTAAGAAGTGCGCTGTTTCCTCTTCATAACCAGAAATCCCTAGCTGCATGTAAGTTTGGAATTTTAAACCTGTAACACCGGGGTAATTATTAAGAATGTGGGCGGCTTGCATTGTATCAAATACCCATCCCCTCACCTCAATGCCGAATATGTTTAAAAACCACGTATGCTCCATTCTCATATTCTGCGCTATTTTGCCCACCTTTTCGCTGCGAAATAGTTTCCGCATTAGGCGCAAGGTTGAGGGTTTCAAATCCAAACAAGGAAAGACATAAGCTCTATCTACTGCATAGCATAACGAGAGACATACGATCTTATGCTCTTTTACATTGTGTGGCTTAAGACCGGTCGTTTCTATATCCCACGCAAATTCCGTGGCTTTCAGTGCTCTTTGTAAAACGGCGTTAATGGTTTCTTCTGTATCTACTATCGTTACATTTGAAACATCCCCTACAGGCGAAGGCATTCCACTATTTCTATAGGCGAAAGCATTATTTAGGTCTTGTTTCCAAATACTTTTTATACCGACACTCTTATTCTTAATAACCTCCTGCGGGTGGAATGTAGCGCAAATCCAAGCGTTGAAAGTTCTGTCCGGTATTGCACAACCTCGGAATTTATCAATGGTGTTAGAAGCTTTTCCCATTGTATGCCCTAATAATGTGTTGACAGCGGTTATGCCAAGCAAAATAATGACATGTGGTTTTAGAC